TTTTGAAGGTGGTGATGCCTACATGATTCCAAAAAATATGGATCCTGCCTTTGGACCAGGACAAACACCAGCAGCAGTAGATCAGGCAAAAACATTAGGCCAGATGCCAACCCCACCTGCACCCGATCAAATCCCAGCACCTGCACCCCAACAAAACACCTTTGGCTTTGCTAAGCTGTTGGAAGCTGCTAGGAAGCAAATCAGAAAGATTGAAGCCAACCACCTTGGAAGAATTTCCAATAAGCCTAGGGATTTTATCTCAGCCTTGGAAAAGTTTCTGGAAGCACATCAAGAGAGGGTCCAGATTATCTTGGAACCTGTCCTTGAATTCATTCAGCCAGAATCGGGTGGTGGTGTCCGAGCTGCTGCAGATCATTGTGAATCATTGAAGGCTGAATGGTTGGATCTTGCTGGCAGTGCCACACCTAGAAATCTAAAACTTTTGGCCGATGCTAAATTAGAAAACTGGATTGAAACCAAAGCTAACTGGGAGAAAGTCACATGGTTAAACTAGAAACAAGATTCACCACAGAGTTCCGAGTGGAGCAAGATGGAAAGAAATTAGTGGGTTATGCCGCCAAGTTCAGTCCTAATAGGTCTCAGGACTTGGGTGGATTCCTAGAACAGATTGACCCTAAAGCTTTCACCCGATCACTGGCGCAGGGTGCAGATGTTCGCGCACTTATTAACCATGATCAAAACTTAATCCTAGGAAGGTCCACCAGTGGGACTCTTAATCTTTCTGTGGATTCTGAAGGGTTACTAGTTGAGATCACCCCACCAGATACTTCTTATGCAAGAGATCTTATGGTTAGTATGTCTAGGGGAGATGTTACCCAGATGTCATTTGCTTTCATCACCAAGAAGGATGCATGGGATAAAGAAGGTGATAAGAACATCCGAACCCTGCTCGATGTCGATTTGCATGATGTGTCAGCAGTAACCTATCCAGCCTACTTAAATACTGAAATAGGTCTAAGAAGCCTGTCAAGTTTCTTAGCAGAAAAACAGGATGAGTTAGTAGAAATGCAAAAACGACTTAACCAGGTTAAACTAATGAAGTTATCTTCTAGAGCTAAGTTAGGAATTGTAGTATCAGACATTGACAACACTTTGTTAGTGAATGGAACTCAACCAGTAAAAAAAAAATAGATCAGTTAAATGAGCTTTACAAACTCCATTTGATTTATGTAGTCACTGGAAGGATGGAAAGTCAGAGACAAATTACCACCAGTAGTCTCAAAGCTGCTGGTGTTTTGTTTGATAAACTCTTGATGAACGATGTAGGACCATCCAAAGAAGAGCAGATTCAATCCAAGAAAGAAAATGTTGAACCAATAGCATCACAGGTGGTGATGGCCTTTGAAGATAATCCAGAGGCTAAGAAAATGTATAATAATCTTGGTATCCCAAAAGTGATTTGATACCATGGTTTCATTACTCTAATTGAGGATGGAACCATGATTTTTAAAGATGTGCATGAGATGCGTAGGTGGGTAGTTGCAAAAGTTGGTACTGGATGGTCTCCTGATGCCAAAGGTTGTGCTGCAGCAGACATCATTCATGAGATGCCAAATAGACCACCGTACAAAACAGACTGGGCAACATTTCTAAATTCCCTTCCAGATGATTTGGAAAACATGGTGGAGCAGCATTTTCACCAACTAAAGCCAAAAAAAGATTTTATCGCAGTTGTCGAACTAGAAGATAAAAAAACTAGGGTACTGGGCATCATTGCCGAACGAGATAAGAATGATTGCTTTAGGCAGATCTATCTTTTATTTCCTGATCTAGTTACTACAAAGGCGAAAGTTTTAATAAAGACCAAGTCTGAATTAAAGGCTGCAGAAAAAAAACAGCTAGAGAATCTTTCTAGATTGTCTTAATAACAACCATCAAACCTTTAGCCCCTAGCTAATCCCTAGGGGCTTTTTTTATTCCTTAGTTCACGCAAAGCCATTCCCCTGAACTAAGCAACATCCTTAGTTCATGATCCCGAACCTAATTGCGTGATCATCAATCAAAGCCCTTGTTTTTAGTTATTCAGCATGCGCTGTTTTTCATCATTCCATACAGTTTGACACATTCCCAACCCATGTAAAAATGGTGTTAGCCCTGCAGTATTTACGCAAGGTGGCCGCTGGAGCATTCCAGTAGGTGCCACTGCGTACAAGCGGGCACCTTGAAGAACTCTTTTTCAAGGAAAATACCTATGAGTATTAGTGAAATCAAAGCATTGCAGCTTGATCGGATCGAGAAAGTCAACTCCATGGAAGCCATGGCAGTTCGAGCATTGACCCCAGAGGAACAAACTTCCTTTGACAATCTTGCAGCATCTGTTGCAGATATCGATATCAGACTTTCGCTCTTAGAAGATGCTGCTGCTGGTAGTGCATCGATTCAACAAAATTCAGAAAAGTTGGAAGCTGCCAAACGCAGTGTAAGAAAATCTGCACCTATCGCAGCTCCAAACTTTGTTGCTGATCTTTCTGATAAAAAATCCAAGAGAACCAAAGCCAATGCTGTGCGTGGTTGGTTCCTTAGAGGTACCAGGGGTTTCAGGTCTGAATTTGCTACTGCTGCAAATGAAATTGGACTAGACCTTAATAGCAATGAACTTAATCTTGAAGCTCGTGCCCAAGGTGTTGGTTCTACTGGCATCGGTGGTGCCTTGGTGAATGATGAGTTTTACGGAACTTTGTCACAAGCTATGCGGGATTATAATGCTGTGCGCCAAGTGGCAACTGTAATCAGCACCAGCACTGGTTCAAACATCCAAATGCCATGCTTGGATGACACCAGCAACGCTGGTACGCTCATTGCAGAAAATGGTTCAATCTCGGAAGTGGCTTTAACTTTCACCAACAAAACCATGGGTGCCTATAAGTTTTCATCGGGTCAGGTTCTGACCAGCTATGAACTTATGCAAGATGCCCTGATTGATGTTGAAAGCCTTGTGGCAGAGCAGGCAGGGATTAGGATTGGGCGAATTCAGGAAAGTTATTTTAGTACCGGAACTGGGTCATCCCAGCCCCAGGGCTTAGTGGTTGGTTCTGCTGTAGGAAAAACTGCTGCTGCAACTAATGCCATTACTGTAGATGAAATCATTGATTTGGTTTTCTCTGTGGATACGGCATATAAAACCACTGGCAATGTTGGCTTCATGTGTCATCCTTCTATTTTGGCAGCCATTGCCAAGTTGAAAGATGATAACGGATCGCCAATTTTCAGCCAAACCTATGCTGGTGCAGATGCTAGGATTCCAACAATCATGGGTTATCCTGTGACCTTGAATTCCAACATGGCATCAAGCCTTGCTGCAGCAGGTAAAGTCCTTTTGTTTGGTGATTTTAGCAAGTATGTGGTTCGTGATGTGGCAGGTGATGGTGGTATAACCATTGTGCGCCAATCAGAAACCTATGCAACTTCCGGCCAAATTGGTTGGGTGGCTATTGCTAGATCTTCTGGTTTGCTTTTGAGCGCAAATGCAACCACTTATAACCCTGTTAAACACCTAATCATGGCGGCTTCCTAATGCTAGTAACCATTTTGAAAAACCTGTCTGGTCTTGGGAAGTCCTTTAGGACTAGACAGGTGGTTGATCTTCCAGACGATGTGGCTGTTGAATGGTGCAGGATTGGTTATGCCAGTCCTGCATCACCAGCAGTTAAAGAAAAGGCAAGTTCTAAAGTCATACCTGAGGTAAGAGACCATGGAAATCAAGGGCAGAATTCAGGTAGTGACACCACCGACAACCGAACCTCTGACACTGCAAGAGGTAAAAAACCATCTAAGAGTTGATGGCAATTATGATGATGCGCTTTTATCTAGCTGCATCACCAGTGCAAGGATGTACTTTGAATCGCAGTGCGAAATATCCATAGCCAGTCAGGAACTCCTACTGGCTTTGGATTCTTTTGATGACATCATTTATCTGCCAAAAGGCCCAGTTCAATCCATTGAAGATATTGGCTACGCAGACTCAGAAAACAATCAGCAATATATGGATGACTGGATAGAAGACTTAGTAAGTAATCCAGCTAGAATCACCCCTGCCTTTGGTCAGTCATGGCCAGCAACCGCAGAAGTAGTTAATGCTGTGCAAGTCAGTTACACCACTGGCTACACCACCCCTAGTATGGTGCCTAAATTGCTGAAATCTGGGATGTTGTTCTATGTGGCCCATCTCTATGAAAACCGATCAGCGGTCACAGATGGTGACCTTAAAGAAGTTCCAATGGCTGTTGAATCCATCATCCAACAGTACACCTCAGGAATATATCACTAATGCGACCAGGACTATTGCAGTATAGGGTTGAGATTCAGCAATCAACATCTACAAGTGATGCCATGGGTCAGCCTGTAAACACTTGGAAAACCACTCAAACACGCTGGGCAGGTGTAATGCCACTCACATCCAGAGAAGGATTCTTTGCAAAATCAGTCAGGCCAGAACTATCCCACCGGATCACTCTAAGATGGTTTGATGGTTTGGAACATGGGCACCGGATTAAAATGGATGCGCGAATCTTTGATATTGCAAGCATCATTAATGTGGATGAGGGCAACCACACTTTGCAGGTGGACTGTGTTGAGGTGGTGAGCTAATGAGCAAACTAGATAAATCACTTTTGATTAAGAAGGGCAAGGTTTCAATAGAGGGTCTAGATGCCCTGCTGCAAACCTTCAAAGATTTAACAGGTGGGAAGAGTGATGGCAAGCTGGTGTCAGCCATGCGCTATGCCTTGCAACCCTTGCAGAAACAAGTGAAGGCTAATGCACCAAGGCAAAGAAGCAACAAAAATAAGTCTGGTAGAACTGGCCTACTTAGAAAATCAATTGCAGTTAAGGCTAAAAAGTTTGGCAGGGGAAGTAAAAAGAAAATATTAGGACTAGTGGGTCCAAAGTTTAGTACATCGATCACATTAAAAAATGGTCTTAAAATTGAACCTTTTCGCTATGCTCACTTAGTGGAAAGAGGCGCAGCATCACACACAATTTCACCAAGGCGCAAAGAAAAACAGAAAAGCTTTGTGGGTCCAGTTATGCCTGGGAGATTTAAAAGCTGGCAGCATCCTGGTGCAACAGCAAAACCATTCATGAAGACTGCGCTTGCTGCTGCTGGATCACAGATATTCAATAGATTCTCAGAAAAGATGGCTGAAATTATCTCTAAAACAGGGGTAAAGAAATGATTGAAGCTGATTTTTATTCCTACCTGACTGGTGAAGGATCTATCACAGCACTGCTGGGAACTAGGATCTATCCAGATGCCAGCCCGCAGAATGCACTGTTGCCACTTTTGGTATATGAAAAAACATCTGTTGATCGGCAGTTGACTTTGCGTGGGGCAACAGGTGTTTGCACTGCAAGGATCACCTGTGACATTTTTGCTACAAGCCGTACAGTTTGCGAATCGATAGTTGAATCAATTAGACTAAGGGTAGATGGGTTTCAGGGAAACTGGGACACCACTTACATCCATCAGTCCAGATTGGATTCGCAGGATGTGGGGTGGGATCTAGAATCTGCAAAAGATACTGGGATCCACCGAGCAACGATTGATGTGGTGGTCTTATTTACTGAAACTGTAACCGACTTTTTTGGAGGCTAGAACTATGGCTGTTCAATCTACTTATGGTGTTACCCTTACTGCTGGTTCTGCTGTTGCTGAGGTGATATCCATCACTCCACCAGTTAGCAAAATTGGTTCGATTCAGGTGACTAACCTAAGCACATCTAATCAAGCTCATGAATTTATAGCTGGATTAGAGGATGCAGGTGAAATGAGCTTTGAATGCAATCTGACCTCTGCAAATTTTGCAGCATTAAATGCCATTGCATATGCTCGCACTGAATCAGCTTTTGTAATTGCAATTCCTGCACCCATATCTTTTTCAGTTACTGTTAATGGATTTATCACCAGCAGGGGTATTAGTTCCATTGCTGTTGGTGATGAACTTATTAAGTGTACCTTTACCGTAAAAGTCTCGGGTATTTGTTACCCAGACTAAGGGAGTTTATTCATGGCTTTATCGAGATCACAGATCCTTGCAAAAAAAGACAACCTGCCTAGGCAGGAAGTTTTGGTACCCGAGTGGGAAGGATCTGTTTGGGTCAGAAGTCTTACTGTTGGTGAACGCGATTCTATAGATAACGAATTCAATTCAGCAAGAACTAAGGGTAAAACCCCTGACAACCTTAGAGCAAGGATGTTAATCAAGGGGTGCTGCGATGAATTAGGAAAACCGCTATTCACAGAAGCTGACATAGCAGAAGTGAATGTGTTACCTGCAACGATCCTTGAAAAGATCTTTGATGCGATCTTGAAAATAAATCGTATTGGTGCAGGGGCAGTAGAGGATGCGGAAAAAAACTAAGGGAAAGCCCATCTAGATTATTTTTATTTAGATTGGCTGGCCACTTAAAAAAGATGGTGTCAGAGATCGAGCAAGAGATGAGCCACAGTGAATTAATGGAATGGGTGGCATTCTCTAGGATTGAACCTATAGGGGATGCGCGATTAGATTTCTTAGCTGGAAGCATGCAGCACACCCAAGTGGCTTGCACCAGCACCAGCAAACACAAGTTATCTGATTTTATCCCTGACTGGTTAGGTGAGAGAGCAGAGCAGAAACAAACCCCAGCACAGTTGGCAGCGATGTTAGGTGGGTTAGTTACTAAGAAAAGGAAATAGACATGGCAGATACGAGTCTAGGTAGAGCCAGTCTAAGTGTTACAGCAGACCTATCAAATTTTGTGCAAGGCATAGAAGATGCTTCTGCAAAATCTAGAGATCTAGGAAACAGCTTTTCAAGTGCAGCCAATTCATCCAACAAAATAACCACTGCAACTGAAAAGCAATGGGCAGCCATGAACCTATTGCAAAGGACAAAAGTTTTTAACTTAGCCACCCAAAAATCCAACAACATCGAAACAGACATAGCCACCAGAAAATTAGAACTGCAAGCAAAACAAATGATGATTGATTCTGGTGCTGCTGCTAAGTTGGCCAAGGAACTGTCAGCATTAGAGAAGGCTGAAAAGAAACTGGCAGATGCAGAACAGAAGATTAATGCTGCAGCGGGTAGGGGCAACAACGCAAAAGAAATGATTAAAGCTGCACCCAAGGCAGCGGGTGGTGG